TCAACGGGCTTGCTGTGGCCAACCTAGGGTTTGGTCGATCGCCTCGGGCTCATTCGATTGAAGGGCGGCGTCCATCAAATCGCGGGCGTGCTGCACCACCGCGCTATAGGTGCCGGCGACCGCAGCGGCCAGGGCGATGCCGTCCTGCGGGGCCGGCAGCGGGAGCCTGCTATTGTCCATGGCGATCCAGCCTTGGGCGTAGCTGTCAGGCCAGTCGAGCGCGCCGGCCAGCACAAGAGCCGCAGTGGTGGCCATGCCCCCCAGGTCCGTGCGCGTCAGGACATCCGTCCCGAAGGTCTTACCGCCGTGTGTCACGCCAAGCGCCAAGCGGCGGTCCCGCTCCACATTGATCGCGTCCACCTTGGCTCCCTGGCGTGCCGCCAGATTGGCCGCCAGCACATCGGCCGGCAGAGGCACCACCTTGCGCGGCATGGTGATGCTCTTGGCGTCCTCATCGACCAGGGGCGCCCGATCAGGATCGGCGACGATCTGGTGGGTGAGCGCCGACGGGAGCTCGACAGCCTCTTCGGTTGTCAGCCAGTACCCGCAACCGATCATCCCCAGAGCGGGGTCAGTCCAGCCGAGATCGACCAAGGACTCTGGAAGCAAACCCATGAGCGCCGGGGGAAGATCTTCCGGGCCGCTGACGACGGCGAGGGTTTCGAGGTTGATCTTGCAGTAAGCCATTACCTGACCCTCCGGAACATTACAAAGAACACAGCGGCGGAGCCGCCGTAGTTCGGTGTAGACCCAATTCCCCTAGATGCCCCACCGCCGGGGAAGGTGCCGCTATACTGCGCGGTGGGACTATATGATCGGTTAATGCGTGCGCTTCCATCAATACTTGGTCCGATAAGGTTTCCCGTGAGTGAGTAGATATCAGCCGGCCCATTACTCTCCTGAAAGCCAGGAAAATTGACGTCTCCCCCAACACCTGCGGGTTGAACTACGTAGATATTGGTGGCTGCATCATTCAGCGACATTCCGTCAACCGACACAGTTGTTCCAATCGTTCCAGTAATACTCTGACCCGGAGTGACTGATTTACCCACTCGCTGCGACACGGGGCTTGATGCTCCGTAAACGGCGCCCCCGTTGATAGCTGATACGCCCGCACCCACCGCGATGATGTCGATCACGTCTATGTAGGCTGGCACAAGCCAGTTAAATGCGCCTGCCGCCGTGATGTAGTCCATCCCTGCGAATTGCAGCGTTCCGGGCGCATCGCGCCGTGTGCGCTGAAGCCCTTGTCCGAGGAAACCCATCACACCGCCTCCGTCACGTACCAGAAGAAGAAGATACCGCCGTTGGCTCCTGCAGAATTGAAACTGGCGTATCTTGCCCCAGCACCTGGAAGTTCTGGTGGTCCCCCTGAACGGCCTTTGAAGCTGGGGTGAATATATGGGCCGCCGGAGTCGTTGAAAGTTGCAGCGGGGTCAGTTACGATCCAGGCTGGGGAAGGCAGGCCGCCTCCGTTACCATTAAACGTCATGCCTCCGTTAAGATTGATATCCCCACCGTAGGCGGCGCCTCCAAGGCCATATGTGGTGCAGCCTAGACCGCCCTCCGCCGTCATGCCATCTACCGTGGTAGAACCCGCTTTCACATCTGGTTCAGTTTGTGCGGCACTACCTTGCCCAATTGTTCCCGGAATGATCTGACCCGGAACAACTGCCTTATTCCTGCGTATGGCCATGCCACCAGCCGATCCACCACGACCGCCCCAGCATCCACCGCCGCCGCCGACTGCAATAATATCGCAGCTATCCACCCCGGCAGGGACGGGGCAGCTAATCGTGCCGGTAAGTGAAGTGCTGCAAAAGAAAGTGCTACCGACAAAGCGTCGGCGCACACTCAGTCTGCTTCCGAGAGGATCACGAATACTCATGGCTCACCTCACGCGGGCTTGGTCAGGTCGTACCAGCCGAGGTCCACCTCACAGGAGGCGGTCAGCGTGGCCCACGAGCCGATGCCGAGCACGTCACCCGCCTCGAAGTCCATTCCAGCGATGCTGGCGATGCTTTGGGGAACCGGGGCGGTGGTGGCGTTGATCGTGGTCGCACCGACATACTGAGCAGCGATCAGGTGCCAGATGTTCGCGGCTTCGCCGGCCTTGCGTTTGAGGACGCATACGACGGCGGCCGTATTTGTGGCGAGCGGAGTGATCCGACACCACCCGCCTTGACCACCGGCCGCGCCGATGGTCCCGAGCGTGGTCACGCCCGTTGGAGTATTGCCGGCGGTGTTTGCCATTACTCCAGGGGGTAGCGTAATCGTGAAGCTCCGCGGCGCACCCGCAAAAACAGGGGAAGTGTTCGTAGCCATTATCTAGTCCTTTACTTGCCGAGATAGGGGATATTGACGCCGCCGCCGATTGCCATCAGCATTGCGAAGTCAAAGCCGCCGGCAGCACCGGCCGAGCCGTCGAGGCGCCAATAGCTGCCGTCATAGGTCGCCTCGTATTTCGTGCCGGCCACCACCTCGCCGCCGGTCAGCACGGCGCCGGCAGCGGTGCGCACGGCTGTTGCCGCTGTCGTGCCGACGGTCAGGATCAGGCCCGCGGTGTTCGTGTAGCCGGCGATGAATTCGATCGAGGGATGGCCCGTCAGAGCCGCCAGCGGGCCGGAAAGAGTCTGCGCATTTGCGGTCCCCGCAGAGGTGCCGTACCAGACGGACCCAGCGCCAGCCGCTCCCGCCGGGCCAGTTGCACCGGTTGGTCCCTGCACGCCGCTTTGGCTGACGTTCCAACTCGCCAGAGTGCCGGACCCGCCGGTGAGGGTGCAGTTGAATGTGATGCTGGTGCCGGCGATCGCCGTGATGGGGCCGTACATCCAGTTTGCGGCGTTGGCCGTACTCGCTACCAGAATGTTGGCGCCGACACCGAGGCCGAGGCCGACCGCGGTCACAAGCGTCTTGGACCCGGTGCCGATCGCTAAGCTGGTGGTGGAGGTCGAAACGATGGTGGGCGCGGGACCGGTCGGGCCGGTATTGCCGATATCACCCTTGTCGCCCGTCCGCGCAAAGCCGAGTGCAAGCCGATCACCCGCCACAAAGCCGCCAGGGCCGGCTACATAAGCCACCGACACTTTGCGATAGCCCGTCGCCGTCGCAATCCCGGTAACATTGACGTCGACATAGCGGCTGCTGTTCCCAACCGTGACCAGCCGGAGCCGGCCTTTGGTCGCCGACGTGCTGGCGGCATAGCCGGCGAGCACATTGGTCGCATCGCCGCCATCCGCATTGGTGACGCTGACATAGAGGGTGTAGTTGCCGGCGGTCAGGCTGGCGATGGAGGCTCGCACCTCTCCAGCCCCTGGATCAGCATCGGCCGTGCCGGCATCCCAATTCAGGGAGAGTGTGGACTGCGACGCCGCGATTGTGTTCACCGCCTCCTGCGCCTGTTGCGCCGTTTGACCGACATACTGTGCAGCTACCCCAACCGCTTCCAGCGCTGCCGGAAAGTTCTCCTCGTGGCCAGCGCGGCTGCCGTCCACAGCCTCATCGAAGCCCCCAAGATTGTCCGGCCCGACAGGATCGCTGTTCCAGTACCCATTCACCAACTTCTGGACTGCATCGGCCCAACCAATCGTCATCCCACCATCTCCTCAACCTTCAGCGACGCCCGCCACAGATCGTTGGCGACTTGGCGCCGGGTCACGCTCTCGGCCAAAAAGCCCACGTATGCCTCACGCCAGACGTGGCGGGTCTTCTTAGGCTCCGGGATCACGGCAACCGGGCCGACCTTGTCCAAGCGCATGCTCAGATCCTGGAAGGCGGCGGCCTCGTCGTCCGTCAGATCCTCGAAGGTGAGCGTCTGCACGCGCTGGGGGCGTTGATAGGCGACGATCCGTCCGCCACCAGGAGTGACGTCCAGCTTGGATCGGGATTGCGGTGTGATATCGCGGCCCCAGTCGAACCCCCACTCAGGCACCAGCGCGGCGGCGAGGAAGAGGTGACCGAGGTCGAACGGGTCGCCGCCATTGTCGATTTCAATCCGCGTCACGGCCGGCCGGCAGCGCGGCGGCAGGTCAATGATGGGCACCGCATAGCCGGCCATGTCGCGAGCGCTGGGACGTCCCATCCACCAGTTGCGTGCCGACCAGTCGAGGCTCTTACGCTGCCATGCCCGGCCGAGTGCACGTCGCCAGACCGGTGCCGGCGCCCCCGGCGCCAGAACCTGCGCGTTGTTGTCGAGGGCATAGGTGATCCTCACCCGGACATCCCGCCGCAGGGTGGTGCCCGACACCATCAGGGCGGTAACCGGATCGCGCGCCGGCGTCACGATGTCGAGCGTGGCAATGCCGCTCGACGTCCAACGCGCCACGTCCTCGATCACGGTCGGCATCAGCACGTCGTCCAGATGCACCCAACCGTTGCCGCGCAACGTCCCTTCAAGGGCCAAATTGCGGTCGAGGATACGGCACAGGGCGCCGCGATCTTGCCCGCTCATCCGAACAACTCCAACTCGATCAGGTGGTCATCAGGGGCGGCCGGCCGCTTGCCCCACACGGCCCAGCTTCCCGTCAACCCTTCCAACGGGTAGGACAGGGCAACCTCCTGGCCGTGGGCGAGGTCGAGCAGCGGGTCCGTCATCTCCGTCGCAACGCGCAGCAACTGCCGGGGACTGCCGTCGGGGCGCGGACCGAACAGGGCGAGCAGTTGCGCCGCCAAAGCCTCGGCGTCGGCCTCCGACCGCAGGGCCGTGTCGATGGTGATCTCGCGCGCCTGGTCACCCCAGAGGGTCTTGACCGCTTGCGACTTGGCGACTGCCGACCGCCATTCCTCGGCCAACCGTGTTTCGGCGGCGGTGCCGATCACCACGGCGGCCAAGTCATTGCGGGCAAAGGTGCGGTAGATGCGGCCCCAGCGAACCGTCACCTTCCAAACCGGCTGCGCGATCGTGGCGTCGGCGACCGACAGCTCCTTGATCTTGCGCTCCGACAACGACAGCACCGGCGCTCCCAGCGGGGCGGCCAAGGTGCCGACTTGCCATTGGCCGGTGGCGTCCGGCAGCACCCACGCGGCGGCCGAGGCGGCGATCGGGTCCCAAGCCTCACGGTAGCTCGACGGCTGCTCCAGCCACACTCCGACCTTGGCGGGAGCTGCCCACGCCGCCAGGCTGGCGCCGATACGGGTGCCGTGGCCGCGACGCGTCAGCAACCACCGCAGGATCGACGGTGCGGTGTCGCCGGCGGCAGCCGCACCGCGCAGGCCGAAAGTCGGCTGCGCTCCCAAGGTCCCGCCGATCCTGCAGTACCCGCGGACAAGGTCGGTCACGTACTGCGTCGACGTCAGCGCCGCGGTGTCGAAGGCACTACCGGTGCGATCCGACAATGCCGTCAACTGAGCATTCCCGCCCCGATCCCAGATGGCCGTTACCGCCGCCATAGGACCCGCATCTGCGCCATCGTGGAGTTGCGCTACGCTGGCGGGCTGGTTGACCCACACACCGGGGACATGGGCATCGGTCAGGTCACCCAAGGCGATCGGCTTGGTCTGCCCCTTGATGCCGCCCACCTCGCCCTCATAGCCGGTGGCGCCGCTGTTCGTGCCGGCATAGGTGGCATCCAGGATCGCGTCCTCCAGGTCGGCGCGGGCATCCAGGATCGGGATCGACACCCGGCCGGCCTGGTCGCCGCTGCCGATCTCCCAGCGCAGCGGGCCGGGACGGGCGGCGGCAATCTGCCGCCAGGCGACCAGCGGCCGGCCGGAGACGCCACGCCAGACGCGCACGGCCACCGGCCGGCAGTCACGCAGATAGCTCAACGCCCCGTCGGCATTGCTGACCGTCAGGTTGCCCGTCCCGATGGAACCGCCCAAGGTGCTGGGGTCGGACAGCGCGCGAGTCTGATAGCTCGGCACCTCGACCAGCCTGTTACGGTACTTCTGGTTCGGCCGGTCCGGGTCGGATGCAGGCATCGGCCGGACCGCGCCGCGCGACAGGTGCAGCGTCTCCGCAACACCCGATGGGCGCTGGTAGTCGAACTCGGCAATCCAGGCGATTTCCTCGGTCATGCGGCCCGCCGTTCCAGCAGCGTGACTAGGTCGCGCGTGACGCGGCGGCTATCTGCCAGTTCGCGCAGGATGGCTCCGGACAAGCCGATCATGGTGTCGAGCCGGTCGGCGATCATGCTGCCGATCTCCAGCACGGCGCCCGTCGTGCCGCCGACCGCAGCCACCACAGGCACCAGGTCGACCGACGCGGCGGACGAGCCGGGCAGGACGGCATGGATGCCCAACCGCCCGCCGACATTGGCCAGCGGCATGATCGCTTCCGGCCCGGCTTCCCCGAGTTCCCGGAACCGGGTCGGGCGGTGGTAGACACCCTGGCCCAATGCGGCGGCGCCGGTGGCGTACTGCTCGATGCTCCAGTTACCGTCGGGGTGCTGGATCCAACGATAATTGTGGCCCGCCTCTCCCAAGTAGGTGCCCGGTCCGCTGTTGCTCGCCGGCACGCTGGGACCGGCCGACGAGGCACCGGAGGCAAGCCGCCCGTCGATCGAAGCCAGATAGTCACGCTGCTTCTCGGCGACGCCCAACGCGCGGGTGGCGGTGTCGACCTGATCGCTGGCCCGTCCGGCGATCGTGGTCTGCAGGGACAGCACCTTCTGCTCGCGCGCCTCGTACTCCGGCTGACTGGCATAGTAGGACCGGGCCTGCTCCAGGTACGGGCGCCACAACGAACCAAACTCATCCGCTGCCGAGGACCGGTCGTTGTCGTTGGCCGCCGTCAGGACGCGGTTGTATGCGTCGTTCATCTGGCTTTCAGCGAAGTCGAGTTTTGCCTTCGTGCCCAGCGTCGACAGGCTGTTGTCCATCTGTAGGGAGTTGATGGCGGAGCGCGCCTGGTCGCGAATGCGGGTCCAACTGGTGACGATCGCAGTCTGCGTCGAGATCTCCGCTTCCGCCTTTGTCTTCTCCGCTTCCGTCACCGCCGTGGCCGCCGCCGCACTGTCGGCCCATGCCGCCGTCAGCAGGTTGATCGTCGAACGGTGCTGGTCGGCCGTGATGGTGCCGGCCGACAACTGCCCATCCAGCGCGACCAGGGCGGATCGCATCTGGCCGGCCGTGGCCTCGCCACGTCCTGCGGCGTCGACCAGGGCGGCAAAGGTCGGGCGCAGGGCAGCCGCGACGGCATCGGACAGTCCAGCCTCCGCAAAGCGCGTGGTGAGGTCCGGCCGCCAGGTCGGGTCGATGGCCTGCTCAACGGCGATCCGCCCCTGGCGCTGGGCCGACAGCACGGCCTGCGCCGTAGTCCAGGCGGCGGTGAGGCTCGTGACCAGGTTGGTGTACTGCTCGGCCGACACCGTGCCGTCCATCAGCGCCGTATCGACCTGCGACAATGCCGCCTTCAATTGCGCCATGGACAATGTGCCGGTTCGGGCGGACTGCTCGACGCTGTCGAAGGTGGTCACCAGCCCCTTCACGGCCGAGGTCGTCGGGTCCAGACCAAGGGACGTCCGGAACCGGTCGGCTATGGCCAACGTCGCAGTAGGATCGGTCAAAGCCGATACCGCCGCCATACCCTGCCGCTGCACAAGCTGGACGGAGCTGGTGTAATCGTCCGTCAGCTTCTGGGTATAGCGGGCGATCAGCGACGCCTGTTCCTCGGCGGTGTAGCCGAGCGATGCCAAGGCCGGCCGGAATGCCTCGACGTTGATCTCCGCTTGCTTCGAGACGGCGGCAAGGCCGGTCAGCGATTGCGCCGCGGGGGTGATCCCCATCAGCGCCTCGATGCCGCGCCGCGCCGCCACCGTCAGTTCATCTTCGGTCGCCAAGCCCAACTCGGCGGCCTTAGTCCTCCAGTCGGTAATATTCGTCTTGATCTGGTCGCCGAGGGTCTTCGCCTGTTCCGTGAACGTTTTAAGCTGATTGCTGACAGGATCCATCGACGCATTCATCGCGTCGATCTGGTTCCGGAAGGTGGACGCGAACTGAAGGTCGTTCGCCAAGTCCTCGGCATTTGTGGCCTTGGTGTTCTTCAGGGCTGTACGGACATCGCCGGACACACCGGAGACGGCGCCAGACTGGTCGAGGCGCTGGATGGTCCACTTGATCAGGCCGGCAATCGCCGCTTCCTGCGACCCGTACTCCTGGCGACCACCACTGCCGTCCCGCGGATCGACGTACCACTTGCCGCCCTGCTGGAACCAGCGCACGGCGGCAAGGTCAGTCTGTCGGGTGGACGCAGCAAACTGAGCACCGATGCCGCTGATGATGGTGTTGACCGACGTGGCGATGCCCTGCGCCACCGATTGGATGCCCGAGGCGTCGGCCCCATTGTCGGCGAGGGCGGTGTCGGCCGACACACCGGTTCGCGAGTAGTGCAGCTCAGCGGAGCTGTTGGGACCGACCGACATTTTCTGCGTGCCCAGCAGGCCGCCCAGTAAGCCGCCGCCGCCGCCGATCAGTGCGCCGAGCAACGTGCCGACACCGGGGAAGATGAACGTACCGGCCAGTGCGCCCGCAGCGGCGCCGCTGGCGGCACCCGCCGCGCCGCCCACAACTTTGCTGTTGCTGTTCGTTCCAAGCCAGCCGCCCAGCAGCCCGCCCACTCCGGCGCCGATGCCAGCGGTGCCCAGCACGCTGCCCAGCGTGGCGCCCGCCGTCCCGGCCGCACCGCTGGCGGTGCCGCTGTAGCTGGCATTAAGCGCCGCCGTGTTGCCGGCATTCACGACGCCATTGGCGGCGTTGAGGCTGCCGGCCTGCACCGCGCCCGTCGCTTGCCCGATGATCGGGTTGGCCGTCGCGATGACCGTGGAGCCTCCGCCGACCGACGACATCGACACCGCCGATCCCCACAGCGGCGTGTCCATGCCCGCGGACAACCCGACCTTGTCCATCGCCCAACCGGCGCCTTTGGACAGCGCCGTGTTGGTCAGCGCGCCGGATACGCCGCCGGAGGACTGCTGCTGGCCGCCGAATGCCGACCAGATCGACGGCGCATTGCCACCGGTCACCAGGTTCTTCGCCGGGTTGAGGATCGCCAGTTGCAGCGCCGCCTGCACCACCTCGGAGATGACGGCTTTGGCGATCGATCCCCAACTGATGGTGCTGGCCGTGCCCTGCGCGAAGGCTTCGGTGATGGCGCTGCCGATCCGGTCGAATGCACGCTCGCCGAGCTGCCCCAGCTCGTCCCAGATGCCCCGCTGCTGGGCGATCTCCTCTCGCAGCTTGATCGCCGTCTCATGCTTGCGCAGCAGGGCAGCGATCTCGTCCTCGGTCGCGTTGGGAAACTGGCGGCGGATGTCCAGCTCGGCCCGCGCCAGCTCCAGGGTGCGGGTGCGGATGGTCTCCCCTTCTCCCTGCAGCGATAGCTCGCGCTGCAGCAGGGCGATGTCGTCGTCGGCGTCGTGGAGCGAGCGGCGGTAGGTCTGCCGTTCCTGCCACTTGGCCAGTTCGGCCGTCTTGACGCCGATCGCCTTGGCCCGCTCGCCGTCGACCGCAACGCCCTCTTTCTCGACCTGTGCCGCAACTTGGTTTGCCGCCGTCGCATCGGCGACGGCCCGCACGCCACGGCCTTCGGCATCGGCCAGCGACTGCGCCGCCTGGATCTGGAGATCCATGTCGCGGTCCCACTGCGCAGCCGCCAGCTTGCGCCGCGCCGCGTCTTCCTCGGTCAGGCGCTTCGCCAGGTCGCCGTGGGCGCCGGCGCCGACCTTCAGCGTCTCGTTCTCGATCTGCTGCTTCAGGGTGGTGACGGCGACGGCAGCGCCACCCCGCTCGGTGGCGGCGGCCATCTCCAGTAGCTGGCGCGCCTGCCGGCTGGACGCGGTCGCGGCCTCGCCGGCTTGGCCGGCCAGCCCCGCCATGTTCTCCCGCAGCTTGCCGGCCCGATAGCTGGCCGCGTCGGCCTGGACGATCACACCATCGCGCAGCGCCTCGGCCACCTGCAGGTCGGCCCGAGCCGCCGCCACGGTCGCAGGGCTGCCGCTCGCCTGTGCCTGCGCCAGTTTGGTTGCCGCCGCTGCCGCCTCGTTGGCTAGGCGCACCTGCTCGGCACTGTCGGCATTGCGCTTCCTACGCCATGCCGACGTCAGGTCGGCGCTCTCGTCATCGGTCAGCGGACGCCCTTTGTCCTGCGCGGCTTTGTCGAGGGTGGAATAGAGGTCACGCCATTTCGGACTGACCCCCACCGTGGCCGTGGCGCGGTTCAAGTCCGCGATCGCGGCGGCGACCACGCTGCTTTTCTCGGCTAGCTGGTCGAGCATGAAGCTGGCGTCGGCGGCCGTGATGCCGAGCTTTTTCAGCTCCGCAGGCGGCAGGGCCAGCACGCGCGTCAGAACATCGGTTTGTGTGCGCAGTTCGACTTCGGATTTCGTGAGCAGACCGGCCCTGGTCACGACCAGGTCGAGGCCGCCGGCGACGTCGGCCAGCTTGGGCGCAAGCTCGTCGACCACGGTGCGCCCGCCGGTCGTGGCGCTGCCCCACATTTGCGCCCAGCCGTCCTTGGCGTCGCCGAGCTTGCCTTCCAACTGGCGGATCTTGGCCAGCACCTTGTCTATCTCGCCCTCGACGCCCGCCAGCTCCTTGTCGGTCATCTCGACGTTGCGCCGGGCATAGACCCCGCCGGCGCCAGATGCATAGCGTGACCGGGCCGCTTCCAACTCCTGGCGCTGCGCCAGAAGCTTGTCGAGTTGGATGCGCTCGACCGCGAGATCGCCTTCCGTCGACCGCCGCTGCGCCCAGGACAGGCCACGATCGGCGAGGTTGATGCCGGCGGTGCCGGCATTGACCAGATTGGTCCATCCGTCGACCAGCAGCTTGCCACCGTTGGCCAGGAACCGGTTGCGGGCGTTCTCCATCCGCTGATAGGCCGCCTCGACCGAGCCCGACGCGCGCTCCGCCTCGCCGGCATAGCCCTTCAGCGCCTTCAGCAGCGTGTCGCGGAACATCTCCGACGTGACGCGGCCCTCGGTAACCAGCTTGCGGAAACCACCGGTCGGTTGCCCGGCCGCCTTGTCGAGGTCGAGCAGCAGCCCCGGCAGTGGTTCCGTGACCTGGTTCAGTTCCTCCATGTGGAGTGTTGGTGACGCCAGGGCCTGCGACAGGCCATACATGACGTCACCCATCCGGCCGGCATCCGCAGCGTATTTGACTTGCGCATTTGCCAAGCCTTCGGTGAGGCCGCGCGCCTGGTCCATGCTGACGAGGCCGGATCGCTGCAGGTTGAGCAACCGGGTGTAGCTGTCGCTAAGGACCGACGTGCTCTGCCCAAGGCGATCAGCCGTCCGCGATAGCCATTCCTGGTTCTCGGCGAGGGCGTCGCCGCTGCCGACCAAGCCGGCAAGGCGGCGCTCCATCTGCTGGGAGGCTGCAGCGGCATTGATGAAAGCTGCTCCGATGTCCAGCACCCGGTCGACTGCCAGGGCTGCCACCATCGTCCGCAGACCGGTCGCCACGGTGCCAAGCGTGCCCGCAAATCCTGAGGCGCCCTTCGCGGCCTGCTCCGTCGCACCACCATAACCGCGTGCGGCATTGGCGGCCCCGGCGATGGCATCGGCGGCATTGCGATGGGGCGAGACACTGGCGGCGGCAGCCTGTTGCAGGGCGCGGGCGCGCACGGAGGCTTCGCCCATGTCCGCCGACAATCCCTGCGTCGCGCGGCGCTGCGCTTCGAGCGGCACGACTGGGGCGCCGGCGTCGCCGACCCTACGAAGGGCACTGCCGGTGTCATTCGCAGCGGCCTCGGCTGCCTTGCCCAACCGGTCCAGTTCATCGCGCGCCACGCGGATGCCGCCGACGAGGCCGCCGGCGTCGGCGACGAACTGAAAGGCGACCTTCATGGTGTTGGACACGGGGAGCCATCGCAAAAGAAAAGCGTGATGGTCATTTTCGACCATCACGCCTCTCCATACGCCCCCCCGAGTTGCCGCCGGATATGGCGTGACCGACCACCTGTGGGCGGATTTCGGCGCTTCCACTCGGCCGTCCATATGCGGGCGGCCTCGGCCTCTGCAGCCTGTAACAGGGTCAGCGTTTCCCGGCTCCACGGCACCCCGTAGCCGTCCGCCAATGCCCGCACCTGCCCCCAGTCCAGCCCCATCGGCGGCCCGCCCAAGGGCGGATAGCGCCAGACCCGCTCGGCCGCAACGAAGAGTTCAAACACGGGCCAGACACCCGACCAGACCCGCACCACTTCCGGCACCGGCGCGGGCGACCGCTCCTCGATGTCGGATGCCGCCGGCTGGCCGGTCAACTCCTCCCAGTCGGACGCGGTCGGCCGGGGAGAGACGTTGCGTTGACGGGCCGGAGCGTCGCCGCCCGCCCAACGGCGGACGGCGGCGATCAGTTTCCCTTCTTGGGGTCTCCGTTCAGGACCAGCAGGAAGGCAGCCCACAGGGCGTTGCGGACGGCCCGGTATTGGCACAGCCGGCCGATCAGCTCCGGCGAGAACTCACACGGCGTACCGTCCTTTTCGGCAAAGCCATGGCCCGATGGCAGGGCGACGATGAACGCCTTTAGCTGTTCGATCTGGGCGGTTCGGACATCGCGGCGCAGCTCCGTGAGCTTGCGGTCGACAGCGGCGCGGGTTTCATCGTCGGCCGCGTCGGTCCGCTCCTTGTCCGCCTCGTTAATCTGGCGGGTCAGACGCTCGTTGTGGCTCGCCACCTCCTCCAGCGTCGTGTCCAGCTCGTCTTCGGTCGGGACGCGGAAGGTGACGTAGGCGGTGCTGGTTTTGAACGACTGGCGGGCGACACCGCCAGTCGTCCGGGCCGACGTCGGTACCTGGATCAGAACGGGCGCGTCGACAGTCAGGTCGCCGTCAAGCACGAATACCGGTTTGCTCATGTGGGTTCCCCAGAAGAAGAGCGAGCGATGAATCAGGCGGCGGCCGATGCGAAGATTGACCAGTCGGTGCCCTCGGCGATCGGCACCGCCTTGCCGCTCAAGTCGAGCATGAAATCCGACTTGCTCTCGCCCGGCTTGGGCGGGTCGAGCTGCCACCGGTCGCTGCGCAGGATGACGGCATCACCGGCGGCGACGCCGTGCTGCAACACGAACTCGCCGAAGGCACGCGAGGTGCAGAGGTCGAAGAAGTCGACCGAGGACATGGACGGCGCCTCGATCTTGGCGGAGAGGCTGGCCTTGGCGTCATTGATGCGGGCGCCCTTGCGGCCGACACGGCTCACATACTCCACCGTGTTACCGGCATCCCAGCCGAAGGTTTCCAACACCACGTCCTGACCGAACAGACGGGCGATCGGCGTGTTTTCGGTGCTGACCACCAGCGGATCGGGCCAGGCGGTGTAGACAGGATCGATCTCGATACCCAGCGCCGGCGCCGCATAGTCGGCGGTGATCTCGAACTCGAAATACGGGTAATCGTCGGCGGCACCCGTCGCCTTGATCGTGCAGCGCCCGCCCAGCATGCGCCACCGTTGCGCCTTGGTGGCATCCTCCGGGTCGGGCAGTGTCAGCAGCACCTCCAGGCTCTTGTGCCCGGCCCGGTCACTCGATGGGGTGTAGGTGCAGCCGGCCGGCGTCAGGGCGATGGTGATGATGTCGCCGACGACCATGGGCGTGCCGATCGCCGTGGGGGTGATGGTCGCCCCGTCCGGCAGCAGGAAGGGCGTGCCTGTCGTCATCTTGACGCCCGTCTGGTTGTAGGCTGCCGCTGTGCCGGCCGCCGGCGCCGACACGGTGAAGGTTGCGACGCCGCTGCCGCCGCCCGTGGTGCAGGTCAGGGTCGCGACGCGGGCCATGACGCCGCCGAACGCGGTGGTGCGGTCGTAGGTGAAGGCACCGGCGCCCGACGTCTTCGTCGCAGTGGCGGCGATGGTGGCGGCCGGGGTGGCTGCGACCTGCGCGCGGACCGTGCCGCCGGCCCGCATGATGCGATCCCAGCAGGGCACCCCAGTCCCGCCGGTGCCGGCGCCGACCAGCGCCACTTTGCCGGCCAGCTTCGACCGCCTGTTCAGCAGGATTGCGGCGTTCGCGCCGTTGAATGGTTTGACGTAGGGCAGCTCCTTGGTGTCCGCCTCCAGCGGCGTCCAATTGACGTCCCATAGGCGTACGGCATCAGCACCGGTCAGGCCGCCGGCGCCGGCGCCGAAGGCCGTCTCGACGGCGGCCAGGACCGTCTTGTGGTCCCAGTGGACCGGATAGCTGGGCAGGGTCGCCATGTTGGCTTACTCCTCGCCGCCGGTGGTCCGGCGACGTCTGGTGGTGGGCGGTTCGGTGGTCGGCGGGGCCGGCTCGGCCGTGTCGGCCACCGGGGCGGGATCGATGCCGGCAGCGGACCGAGGCAGGGTGCCGGCGGGCACCGGGCCGTCGGCCTGGTCGTGGACGATGGTGTCGATGGCGCGCTTCATGGACTTTCCTTGGCGTGGGCGTGCAGTTTCCATTCGGTGACGAAAGACAAGGTGCTGGCGACCGCGCCGGCGGCACCGGCGCTGCCCAGCCCCTGCAGGCGGCTTTCGGTGGCAGCGAAAGCGGCATAGCCGGTCGCCGGCGACCAGCCGGCAAGTGCCGTGACCACCGCCAGCTCCAGCGGCCAGACAGACGCGCGGGCCTTGTCCCCCGAGGCGTCGCCGGCGTGGCTCTGCACCAGCACCACGGCGACGCCCTGCGCAATGTCATGGCTGACGGCACCGACCCGTCGCTGGTACGTGGCGTTCCAGCCGGTCGACAGCACGAAGGCGGCCGGCAGACGCTGGGGCAGCCGCTTCTCGGCCACCAGCTTGGCGAAGTCGGTTTCGCCCTTGATGTCCGGCAGTGAGAACGCTGGAATTTTGTCGCGGAGGCGATCCTGTACCGCCGCCGCCAGGTCGAGCGGCACGGTCATGGCGCGGCGCCCAGCCCGCCGGCGACGGCCAGCCAATCGCGGGCGATCTCGCCCAGCACGGCCATGCCGCTCTCCGACACGCCGAGGAACGGCCGGGCGGGCATGGTGACATCGTGGGCCTGCACGGTGTGAACCTCGCTGTAGTTCGCCCGCGACCGCTTGGCGAACCGCCAGTCGCCGAAGGTGCGCGACGCCCGCCAAGCGGCCGACCCGGTGTCGCCGGCGTGGTGCCAGTAGAGCGTCTGTTGCCGGGTCTGCTGGTGGATGGTGCCGCCGAACTGGTGGATGGCGGCATAGACGACGTTGGTGCCGACTGAGAACTCGGTCCGGCCGGCGCGGCTGGTGATGGACTGGCGTAGCCGGGCGGTGTCGGTCAGCGTCTCGCCATTCTCCGCCAGGGCACGGGCTGACGGCGGCCAGGGGTTGCCGTCCGGATCCGTTTGCGTCTCGAACCGGCGCTGTGTGTCGAACTCGACCTGTGCCGCCAGTTGCTCCATCAGCCCGGTCATGTCCCGCGCCGACGCGTCCAGCCGGCCGAGCAGCTTGCGCAGGTCCGCGTCGTCGATCTGGATGCTGGCGCCGGTGGGATCGGCCATCACCAGCCCCGCAGCCCGACGCGCCCGAAGACGCGGTCGGAGGCCACGACCTCTATCCCGTCGGCCGGCGCCGCCGGCGCGGCGGTGCCGCCGACGTCGAGCCGGACGGTGCCGCCGGCGATGTCCCGCAGGGTCCGCATGGCCGCCTGATAGTCGGCGGTCACCTTCTCGGGCGCCGTGTCGAGGTGGAGGGCCGCATAGGCCAGACGCGCGGCGACGTCGGTCAGCATGGCCGGCACCTGCGCCAGCGGCAGGGTGTAGCGGCCGGACAGGTACCCGTCGATCACGCTGGCGGCCGACGCGATCGCCTGGTCGAGCACCGTATCAACGATGGCGTCCTGATAGGGCGCCTCGCGGTCGGTCAGCTCGCGCAGCTTGGTTTGACTGTAGCGGAGGACAAGGTCCGATTTCGTGACGTAGGGCATGCCGGGCTCGCAGGATGGTTTGACGTCGGCACCTGAGGCGGGGGCCTTGCGGCCCGCCGCCCTGCCGTCACGCACCGGTGCCGGTGGCCTTGGGGCCACCGCCCCTGCCGGACCGGGAGACCCTGCCGGCGCCCTCCTCGCCGGCCTCGTCGCTGGTTTCCGGATCGGCCTCGATGACGATCAGGTTGGGCTCCGCCTTCAGCGCCAGCACCTCTTCCTTGGTGAACGCGCCGGCGCGGTGGCGCACCTCGGCCGGCGGATGATGCACACCGCAGCGGCGGAAACCGTTGGTGGGGCGGGCGGCGATCAGCAGGTCTTTCATCGACGGGTCTTCCATCATGCGAGCCATCATGCGAGCCAGGGCACGACGACGAGTTGGGCGGTGCCCCGCCACTCGTTGTCCTCGCCGTTGGCCTTGCGCTGGTTTTCGAGGATCTGGCGGCCTTTCCCCTCCAGCGCCGGGGGCACGACCAGGTGGGTCGGGTTGACGCCCAGCGGCTCGCCATGGTCGCGCTTGAACGCCTGCATGGCCGCACGGGCGGCGGAATAGTTGTCGTGGGTCAGGTCCGCCTTGGACCCATGGGCCAACTGCCAGAACCCGAAGCCGACGTTGGCGCGGCCGTCGACGCCGTAGACGTATTTCTTCTGGTCGAACACCACCTGGTTGGTCGGCGCGTCCATCCGCTTGAAGTCGAAGGGGCGGCGCTTCTGGTAGACCACCGGCTTGATCATCCGGCTGAGGTCCATCAGGAACCAAGGCTGACCGCTGCCAGCCTGCACATTGGAAACCGACGCGAGATCGCCGTACTCATTGATGACCGGATGATCGGTATCGAAGAAATACTGACCGTCATAGCAGGGCGTGCTGAAGCCCGATTTCAGGAACGGGAACACCAGCCGGTCGGGGAAGGACGCGGTCTGGCGTCCCATCTCGCCGAACAGCGGCGCATAGACGCCGAACTTGTCGTCGTCGATGTCGTCACGTTCGACACCAACGGTCAGTTCCCACGACTTGTTGCGGATGGTGTAGCCGGCGGCTTCCAGGTTGTGGACGACGCGCGGGCCGATCCACTCGCGGAAACCGGGGATGTCCTTCATCCAGCCGTAGTTTTCCTCCGACGTGGTCGACGGCGTTTCCATCGCGACCAGGTTCCATTGGGACTGGACGGCGCCGAACCCCTGCTGGAACGAGGTCTGGAAGCCGGTGTAGAGGGCAAGCAGACTTGCCGGGGTGATGAGCATGCGGGCGGTCCCCTTAGAACTCGACCCAGACGCCTTGGGCGTCCACGTCGCGGATGATGCCGGCCTTCGGCCGCGCGCCCGAACCGTCGGTCTTGGCGACCGTCTGGTCGTCGACCGCGTAGCAGGGCCTGCCGTAGTCGGCGATGGTGATGGCGTCGGACGCGGAGTTGGCGAAGCGGAACACGCCCCGCTCGATGCGCACCTTGTCCGGCAGGGTGGAGCCGGCCGCGGTGGATGCCCGGTTCGCAGCCCGGCCGAGCACGGTCAGCGTGTTGGACGCCGCCGCCGGCACGGCGTCGCCGGCGGCGGACTGGGCCACCATGGAGCCGGCATGGACGGTGGTGGAGGCGGCGAGGTTTCGCTCCATCGCGTGGAAGCCGCCGGAATAGGCCGGCGTGTTGCGATCGTTGGTCAGGGCCGCCATCGCTCAACCCTCCTTGCCGGCGCTGGTGCCCAGCGACTTCTTGAAGTCGTCTTCCGAAAGGCCCATGGCGGCGCAGACCGCCTTCTGCTCGGCGGTCAGCCCGCCACCGGCCGGCGCACCGCCGCCCAGTTGCTCGCCCGGCAGCAGCACCGGCACCGCACCCGCGACCAAGCGGTCGAAGATGGGTTTGTTGGCCGATGCGAGGGCAACCAGCTCGGCCCGCTGGGCGGGGACGAACTTGCCGGCGGCGATCGCCGCGTCGACCTCGCCCGCCAGTTTGTCGCCTTCCAGCGCCTGCAGGCGGCCGGACAGGGTGGCGACCTGCGTTTCGAGCAGGGTGACCGCGGTGGCGTTCGCCTTCAGCGACGCAACGGCGGTGGCGATCTCCAAGGGCGTGGCACTCTCCGCCAAGCCGGCGGCCGAGGCGATCGCCTTGACTTGGCCGGCGGTGGCCTGCAGCGATGCAACGGCTGTGGCGACCTGGTCGGCCGTCGCGCCGGCATTGAGACCGGCGGCGGCACAGAGCGCGGTGGTGGAGGCGGCGGTGGCCTTCAGGCCGGTGACCGCCGCAAGAGCCGTTGTCTGGTCGGCGGTCTTGGGCAGGCCAAGCGCCTCCAGCAACGCGGCGAGGATCGGATCCATGGACGTTCCGTGTTGGTGAGCAAGTGCGGGGAGGTCGGACAGCGCCGGCCGGTTGGTGAGGCCGGCGCCGATGATGCGGGTGACTTGGCGATCGGGTCCGTGTCGGAAGGACGGCGAGATGAACCGGTACTCCTTGGCGGCGATGGCGCGGGCGCCGGCTTCGGTCCAGTCGACGTCGGCCTGGATGCCTTCGGCGGTGACCTGCAGGGAGGTGATCCAGCCCGCCGCCGGCGCAGGGCCGCCCTTCGGTGCGGCCAGATCGGCGGCATGGTCGTAGTCGATGGCGAGCAGACCATGCGGAGCCGTCGCCAGCGACGCCGCGACCACCGCCGCCGCATCCGTGACCGTCCAAGGCTCCCGGCCATCGTTGGGCGTGACGGCGCCAGTGGGCAGCAACCGGATGCGGCGTGGCACGATGCCGTCGGCCGTGGTCAAGTCCGCGAAGAAGGCGCAGGTTGCGACCGCTTCGCCGGCGATGGTGGGCAAGTTCGGGGAGCGCTGGATCGTCATACCGCCATTCTGACGGTGCCGACAGGCGATGTGACCCGTGCGAGTTACGAGGGGGTTTGCGGTCGATTTAGAGGTAAACGCTCCGTGCGCGGCACCCCATCCGATGCGGTGGGCTCGTGCCGGCCGTTTAAACGAGGTTTTAAACCGGTCAAGGGGTCCGCCGCAGCCGTCGTGCGTCGGACAGCGGCGAAACGCATCAGCGGCCATCTGGCGGGTCTTTACCCGATGGGCCGGCAGGCTTATCTATAGGGGCGAGCCTGAGGCCAGTGACAACCGGGAAACCGCCGGTCCGGTTCGGTGGGCGCGGAAGCGCCGACTGTCACGGGGAAAGTGGCGTGCCCCCCTGACCTCAGGCCCGCATCACATGATCTTGCTGTAGCGCGGATGGCCCTCGATGTCGGAGGGCTTCAACAGGCCGCCGGTGGTGACGAAGTTGCCCCGGAACGAGACGCGTGTGCCCGGTTCCTTGGTGGCGAAGTTCACCCGCACCACGATCTTGCCCAGCTTGTCGTCCCGGCCGGGCGGGTCGAAGACGTAGAGCAGCGCCGGATCCTGAGTGTCGAAATAGACCGCCTGTGGCTCGGCCAAGATCGCCGGCAGGGCCTTCACGTCGGCCGGCAACAGCCGCTGCGTCTCCTTCTTGGCATCTCGCATCAGATGCGCCAGCCCCTTGTCGGTGACCATCAGGGCGCCGCTGTCCGGCATCATGTCCGGCTTGTTGTCGGCTAGCCAGTGGACCACGTCCGGTGTCAGCGTCCCAACCGGCCGCATCTCGCCGCGTGGCCGGGCGAGGTCGAGGCCGTCGACCCACCGGCTGAACTCCGGTCCGATCTGCCGGGCTAGAGTCTTGGGGTCGGCCACCGTCGCCGCCAGTTCGGGCGGCAGGGCGGCCATCTTCTCCAGCAACTGGCGGGCGGCCGACGCGGTGCGGGCCGCCTTGCCCTTGTGGTACGCGAAGCCTGGATCGATACCGGCCGGCACCTCGATCGTCTCGCCGGTACGGCTGTTCATCCACGGGCGCGGGTCGAGCGGCGGCGGTGCGGCGGCCTCGGTCCAGCCGTTGCGCTCCAGGTCCTTCGCGGACAGTTGCTGCAGGGTGCAGCGGCAGCCCCAGCCGCAAGGCGGGCTGTGGGTATCCCACCATGGGTCACCCACCTTCAGGACGGTCCCGGACCAAGCGAGATGTTCCGGCCGCGTCCGGTCATCCTTGACGGCGACATAGCGCAGGAAGGGCCGCGCCGGCGCCAGTCGCTCGATCCGCTCCCACTGGCCGGCGGCCATGCTCATCCGGACATTGGTGTCGAAGATGGTCTTCAGCCGGCGCGGGCTGCCCAACTGCACCACCTTCTCCTCGCCGGTCAGCGGGTCAGTGTCGATCGCCTTGCCCCACCAGCCGCGGGCCTGGAGCAGCGGCTCCAGCCCCTTGCGCCACTCGGCGAAGGACTGGCCGTCCTGCAGCGCCGTCACCAGCGACTGATGGACGTCGGCCAGCAGGTCGACCTCCATCATCTTGGCGACCGTGAAGGCGACCGCGTGTTCGGCCTCCCACACGTCCTGCCAGGCGAAGCCGACCCGATAGCCTTTGGCTTCCAGGAAGGTGATGGCCTGCTCGGGTGGCAGGGGCGTCAGAGACGAGATCGGCATGCCTTACTCGGATAGGGCTGCATTGATGCGAGATACGGCCACGTCAAAGATCGCTGGCGACTGTTCGACCCCGACGAACCGCCGACCAGACTGGATCGCAGCAACACCGGTGGTTCCGCTCCCCATGAACGGATCAAGGATGACGTCTCCAGGATTTGTAATGCGCAGCAGATCGGCCATGAGCGCAGTTGGTTTCCCGGCCATGTGGTGCTTGTCGACAGCACGAACCGCATGGCGGTAGACCCCAGGAAGACAGGGCGCGTTAGGGCGGGGGCGGTGTGGTCCATGGCTGCCCCACAGCAGGTACTCCGCCTGATGCCGGAACCGCCCCTTGTCCGGCCGGCTACCCTCTGTCTTATCCCAGACAACAGCGCCACGCCAGACGAAGCCAGCGGCCTGAATGGCGTCAGAGGTCGCTGGAAACTGACGCCAGTCGGTGAAGCTAAGGAACAAGCCGCCAGGTCTGAGAAGCCGATAACAGAACGATGCCCACAGCGAGAACCAGTAGGTGTAACCGCGCTGGTCCCTGTTATCCCCAAGGAAGTCCGAATACTTACCCCCGTTCTTGTTGGTGACGATGTACTTCTGGCTTGTGGTCGCCATTCGGGTGCCGCGGGACTGCCCTCCACTAGAATAAGGGGGGTCGGTAACAACATGGTCGACGCTGCCGGCATCCAGGGCTGGAAGGATGTGCAGGATGTCACCGCGGAACAGCACTGCCGCCCCATTGCCGAGAACGACGGGAGCGAAACGATCAATCATAGTGTCCACGATTACTCTCTATCGAGTCGGACGCTCTCGGGCGTTCTGATGGGGGGTTCTGGACCCTCAAAAGGTTCAACGTGCCGCAGCGGTGGCACTTGATCTCCAGTATTTCCGCGGTTCCGCGCGCCAAAAGCTTGGCGCATTTCCCGCAACGGATTTCCTCCATTGGAGTTACTGCCTATGGTGCCCGTCCCCAGCGCTGGGGTGGCGGGACGGCCGTGAGACGGCCTATTGCGGTCGTGCGAGACATCACCTCGCGGCTCGGGCTGTTGACGCAGCCCGGCCCCTGCCGGCCGCCGGCGGGGAACGGAATCAGGCACCGGTGGCGCCCGCACGCGCTGCAACCCGCGCCATGAACTGACCTCGGGCCAGGGCATCGCGCAACGTGGCGCCGTGATCATCGGCAGCGACCGCGACCAGGCGGGACACAAAGTCTTCAGCGCTGGCGGCATCCTCGGCAGCCGCCAGGATCGCAGTTACCAGCGGGGCCGCCAGCGGCCTCCAGTCGGCTAGCAGCTCGTCCACCATCCCGTCGATGGCGTCCGCTTGGCCGACGCTCTGCGCGGCAAGGGCCTGCGCTTCGGCCGGCGGCGGCTCCGGCGCTGCAGGGGGCGGCAGCGGTGCTGATGACGGCGCGGATACAGCGCCCAGCAGTTCGTCCTCGGCGTTCGGGTCGGCAAAGCCGAACTTGTCGCGCACCTCGGACATGCTGACCTGAAGCCCCAGCGGCACCAGCCCTTTGAGGGCATCCAACTGCAGCTTCAGATCATCCTGCGCCGGCCGGCCAATCCGGATGGTCGGATAGGCGGCGCGCGGACCGAGGTTCAGCGTGACCAGCGGCACGGCCAAGTCACGCTTCAGCGTCACCATTAGCTGGCGGGCATCGGCGCGCTCGATGTCCTCCTGGACCTGCCGGTGTTCCTGGCCAACCGCATGGCCGCCGGCGATCGCGTCCGTGGTTGCGGTCTGGCCCAACACCAGCTTGCTGGTCTGCCGTTCGAAGAACTCCACCAAGCCTTGGAAGACGGCGGCGTTCGCGGCGGCCTTGCTGGCCTCGACGAATTCCAACTGCATGCTGGCCGGGATGATGGCGGCGGCGTCGCTGGCGATGTTGCGCACGGCGCGCAGTAGGGCGGCGTGATCCTCCTTCGACGCCTCCGGACCATATCGGCCGACGCGGATCGGCTGGCCGTAGGTCTCGACGAAGGACAGCCAGTCCTTGGTGCCGAAGGCGGTGAACAACCAAGCCCAGCAGGCCGGCCGCGCCAAGCCGCCACGGATCGGGATCCCGGACTTGGTCTTGGGCCGGTGGACGATGTACTTGAAGGGGGCGAGGTCGACGCCGTCGACGGTGCCGCCGTCCCGCAGGCGCAAGGTGGTGCCGTCGATCCGGTCGAAGGTGAACCAACGCGGATCGCGCCAGACGATCCGGGCCGGCATCCACTGCCGCCCCGAGGTGTCCCAGATGATCTCAGCGACCGCGTAGCCCTTGCCGATGCCGTCGAGCAGGTCATAGAGCACGTCAGCGAAGGCTTCGTCGGCAATCGCCAGCCGCACCAGGTCGGCAGCCTCGACATCGTCGGGCTGGTCGCTGGCCGCCTCCACGGTGACGTCCAGTTGGGAGACCGACAGGCGGCGGGTGCCCAGCACGGACCGGTAGTGGATGAACCGCTCCTCGATGTCCTCCGCAAGAGCCAGGTACGCGGTGGGGTCGCCCTGCTCGGCCTCGGCGAGGATGGCGCCGAGCTGGCGTGGCGTCAGCCCCTGTGACGGATGCTCGGCCAGCACCTGGCGCACACCGGTCACGGTGGGGCCGGACAGCTCCTCGGTCAACACCTCGCGGACGATGGGTTTGCCGGTGTTGGGGTCGAGGATCGGAGAGGTCACACGGATCGCGGGCATAGGTTGGCCTTTGGTCAGTAGCCGCCGGCGCCGAACAGGCCGCGGTCATCGTCTTCGGAGTGGTCGGGCAGGCCGCGGCGATGGGCCGCCTCGGCCGTCCGGGCCGGGGTGTAGTCGTATTCGGCGAAGGGCAGACGGCTGGCGTAATGGGCGAGGACGGCGGCGATCGCCGCGTCGCCGTGGCGCTTGTTACCGTCAGCGCCGGTGGTGCGGGCTTGCTGGCGCTTTAGCTGCGCGACGCCGTCCCGCATCTCCAACTGCCCGAAGTCGACCAGGACGTCCGGATCCTTCGGCAGCAGTATGGACGCGCCTTCCAGCGCCGCCTTGAAGGGAGGCATGTTGACCCGATACCACTCGGTCGAGAACTTCACCTCCTCGATCCGGGCGGGACCGAATAGCTGGCGCATGCGCTCGGCCAGACTGGCGCCGTTGCCGCCGGCATCGAGTGCGCCCTTAACGAAGCGTGGCAGCCGATCCAGCACGAAGCGGACGATCAGCTTCTGCTCTTCGTCCGGCACGTTGCGCAGTTCCAGCATGAAGGCCGCGCGCAGAGTCAGGTCCGACATGATCTGCGCCGGCATGCCGATAGAGGCGTCGCGCAGGCGGGCATAGTCGTGGCCGTAGACCGACATGCGGGATGGGTCGAGCCGCTGCAGGTGCGGGAGCAGCGTCTCATCGCACCAAGCCGACGCGACAGCGCGACGGGCATAGTCCGGCAGATCGACGAAGCCCGGTTCGCACTCCCAGCGCAAGACCGGGATGTCGGCCGACATGCGCGCCAGCACCAGCTCGCGCGGCAGCCAGACGCCGCCCTTGTTCTTGGGGATGACGTGCAGCTCCTCGTCGGCCGCGTCGCCGTAGCTGCCGACGATCTCGGCCCGCCAGGCGGCTTCCTTCTCGGCCGTCCACTCCTCGCCCTTGACCAGGCAGATGCGCTTGTAGAGCCCATCCTTCAGCGCATCGTCGAAGGTGACGCGCAGCACGGCATAGGGTTTCTTGCCGGCGCGGCACTCCTCGACCAATCCGTTGAAGGGATGGGCGGTGCCGTTGTGAGTGCTGATGACGGCGACCTTGCCGCCCCAGATCAGCAGCGCCATGGCCGATTTCAGCAGCTCGGCCAGATCGTCGTGGAACGCCGCCTCGTCGATGATGACGTAGCCCTGCCGGCCGCGCAGGCTGCGCGGGCGCGAAGCCAGGGCGACGATCTCGAACCCGCTGGCGAAGGTGATGCGGAATGCCTTAATGCCGTCGTCCGACCCGTCGTCGAACAGCTCCTCCGACATGGCCGAGCAGGCACGATCGAACAGCCGCGCCCACGCGCCGCAGGTGTCGATGAACTCCCGCGCCATGTCGAGGTTGTAGCCGATATACAGCGTGTCCATGCCCTTAGCCGATTTCTCGGCGGCCGAGGTCAGGACGGCGTCGGCGGCGATCGCCCACGTGTAGCCGATGCGACGGGACTTCTCGACGACAACGACGGCGCACACCGCTGTCGTTTCCAGTAGCCGCTTCTGGTAAAGCAGCAGCAGGTCGAGCGGCGGGCCGCCGTTATGACCGAACGACGGGATTTCGGTGGGGAGACGGCCGAAGTCCTCGGCAACGGCAGGCCGGAGCTTCATGACGCTTTCCGGATGCCGAGGAAGTCCTTCTTGATGTCGGCGATGGTGTCGGCCGACAGGCCCTTGCGCTTGGCCGTTGCCTCCATGGCGGCGATCGCCCGCTTGTCCGCCTCGGTCTGCAGACGCAGGATCAACTCGGCGTCCGTCTTGCGCGCCGATGCCAGCTTCTGGATGCTGGACGTCAGGAACATGACCTGCTCGGGGTCCAACTGGACGGGCTGGCCGTCGTCACCTTCCGTGCCGCCGCCGGCCATGCCGGTCATCAGGTTCATGATCAACGAGTGGCCCAGCTCGATGTTGAGCCGGGCGACCTTGGTATCGGGTTCGTCGCCGAGTTGGCGCACCAGGGCTTCCGCCATGGCGCGGGATTGGCGAAGCTGCTCGCCGACCTTGTCCATGCCCTGCACATAGCGGCCGACCGCCGACCGCGACACGTCGAGGTCATGGCGACCGGCGGCGCGCAGCTCCTGCAGCTTGTGCAGCAGTTCGTCGATGGTCCATCCGTCTTCCCGCAGGCGCCCCAGCTCCTCACGGATTTCCTTGGGCAGGCGGTCAAGGGTCGAGCGGGCCATGGTCAGCCCAGCGACGGCAGCTTGACGCCCGGCAGGGGCGTGCCGAGGCGGCGGAGGTGATCATCGCCGGGCTGGCCCAGCGTCACGACCAGGACGGCGCCGACCTTGTCGGTGGTGACGGCCGCCAAGTCTCCCAGATAGCCGATCTGCTGCTCGACCTGCGCACGGGTGACATGGTGCCCCAACGCGTTGGCGGCGGTCTGGATGATGCTGCTGTTGGCACGGTGGCCCGGCGCCTCCGACAGGATCCGGAGGATGACAAGGCGCAGGTCTTCCGTCAGGTGCTCAGTCCAGCTCATGCGGTGGCCCTCATCATGTAGTCCTCGATGCGCCGGACGCTGTTGGAGATGCCGGTCATCGTCTGCTGCTGGGCTTCGCCCTGCGCCTTCACCTGCGCGAGGACGTCACGCACGGCGGCGATGTCGCTCTGTGTCGGCAGGTGCTTCACCTCCTGCTCGATCAGTGCGACGCGGGTGTCGAGCCGCGCGAACTCGGCCCGAGGCACAAAGCCGGCGCGGAGTGTCCAGACCACCCACGCCAGCAGGACATTGATGGCCAGGACGATCGCCCAGCCCCACTTCCACAGCTCATCCATCACAGTCCCCGCTCGTGTCGGTCCTGACAGTCCACGCAGCGGGTCGCCGAGGGCAGTGCCACCCGGCGGGCCGGCGGGATCGCCGTGTCACAGTCGACGCAGGCGGCCGAGCCGACCTGCGTCAGACGTCCGCGGACGACGGATACCGCCGCTGCGGTGAGGAAGGCGCTGCACGCCTCCCCGTCGTCGCCGATGTCCGCCATTCCCCGCCCCTATAGGGCGCTGGTGGGCTGCATGGCCGCCGGCAACGAGCCGGGCGGCGTCACGGGTGCCACCAGGTCGACCCGCCCCAGCAGGCGCTCGCGCAGTCCTTCGGGATCGATGCCCAGTTCCTTCAGCACGCCCGGCATCTTGGGCGCGAGGTAGCCGGCCGCGATGGCCACCAGTTCCGACCGCGTGTTGATGTCCGTCAGCGAGGCACCCTGCTGCAGTGCCTTCTCGCGGGCATACATCAGGGCATAGCCCATGCCCTGCTCCAGCCGTTCAACCAGCAGGCTTTCCCGACGGATGTGCAGCAGGGCGGCGCCGCGCTTGATCGCCCAGCCGAGCAGGCCGGAGAGGCCGAGGAAGGCATAGTCGACGAGCGTAGATACGAGTTCCGGCGGCACCGGGATCCGGATGGTGTCCGCAAGGGCGGGAGTGGCGAAGGTGATGGCGGCACAGAGCGTCATCAACGCCCATCGGGTCATGCGCAAGGTCGGAGTTCCTTCAGAGGTACGGCGCCACGAGGCGCTGGTAGTTGGCGACGAAGTCCTCCGGCCGGCCCTTGCCCTTGGGGGTGTTGAAGACCTGCTTCCAGGTGCGGGCGTGCCCTTCGACGTCGCCGGGGGCGGCGAGGCGGACCGGCGAGCGGTAGTAGAGCAGGCGAGCCACCGCGGTCGCATAGGCGAGGTTGGTGGCAAGCTGCATGGCCGGGGACGGCCAACTGGCGGCGAGGCCGGCCAGCCGGGCGGCCAGGGTCGGGCGGAAGCGCAGGAAATTGTCGTGCAGGTCGTCGAGCGTCGCCGGCTCGATCTGGTACAGGCCATAAGCCGGGCCGATCGTGCGGTCGGCAGGACCGGTGATCTGGTCCAGCGCGCGGAAACCAGACTCCTGCGCGATGGTGCCGAGCAGCAGCTCCACCGAGGCGTCGGACGCGATGCCCGGCACGTCAGGGCCACTCAACATCGAGAGCGTGGGGCGCACCACGAACAGGGCGAGGTGGCGCGGGGAAAGTCCGGGCGGGGTAGTGAGGGCGTTCGTCATAACCCTATTGTGCAGACCCTGCCCCTTTAGTTTCAGGGAGCGAGATCTCACCGGATACGGCAGCGGCGCCCTTGGAGGCGCCGCTGGGATCCGACCGAATAACGCGTTACAGGATCCTCGTAACGCACAACCCGCGCATGGCTCGGCGCTACCCGCGCCTGCCCTCCAACCTTTTCAGATCCTCGACAGTCAGTTCGCCGGCCGCAACCGCCGCCCGCAACAGCGGGGGCTGGGCGGCAAGAAAGGCAATGTCGTCTTCTGCCGTCTGCCCTTTCTCCGGCGGCGGGGTCAGCTTGTAAGCCCGGCCACAGCAGGGACAGGTCAGCGTCACCGGCTGGGGAGCGGCAACGGCCGGCTGGAGGTCGGCGGTCAGCCGATCGACGGTGCCCTTGTGCAGGGCCAGGGCACGGGCGATCGGCCGCGGTTGCCAGCCGTTCAGCCTGAGGACGCGGGCATTGTGATGGCTCATGCTCCACCGGCCGGTCGGAACCGAATATTCCTGCCCGCCCAGTTGGGAGGCGATAAGCCGTGCCGCCCGCCGACCAAGTGCCATCACAAGGGGATGATCGTCCCGCAGACGCGCCAAGCTCGGGATATGGAGTGTCCGGTCGCCGAAATGAGCGGCGAAGCGAACCGCGGTGTCGTCGCCGCACAGGCGCTGGATGTCGGCCAGGACGCCCGGCAGATTGCGGATGGGCAGGCGCAGACTCATGGCTGAGGCACCTCCTCGACACGATCGGTCCAGCGCTTCAACTGCTCGATGGCGCGGCCGGCATCGGCCGGCTGCAGCCATTGCAGGGCATCGACGCCAATGCGGCTTTTCAACCACGCGGCGAGGGCGGCTTCGCTGCGGTCACCAATGACGCCTTTGTCGGCGAGGTCCAGCCACATGGCGCGCACCTTGCGCTGCTGAGGCGTCAGCGCCGGCCGCAACGGGCGACCGCGGAGCTTCTTGCCCGCGCCCAAGCCCTTCAACTGCTCGATCAGGGTGGAGCGCTCCCGCGCCGTCAAGTCGGCTGCGCTGTCGGTCCGACCACCCGCGACCTGCGAGACGCGGGCGCGGTAGCAGTCCTCCGTCAGAGACAGTTCGCGACGCATGGCGTGGATCGCCTTCAGGTCGGCCGACCGGCGGGCGTCAGATGGTTTGACGGTTGAAGTCATGACGCGGTGGCCTCCTTGCCGCTGGCGTCGGATGGTTTGACGTTGTCGGGGTCGCCCTTGCAGATCGGGCAGACGCGGCCCGCCCTCTCGGCCTCCACGCCGCGCGACTTCAGCCAGCCGGTGCGATGGCCACAGACGCCGCACTCCATGCTGACGGCCCCATGGCGGCTGTCGCCGCCCACGTGGCCCGCGTCGATGACGGTCAGGGTCCTGGGGTTGCGCCGCGCTGGCCTGCGGGCTTTGCGAAAGAGGTCCAGTTGCATCACCGCGGCCTCCGCTCAACGGCCGCATTGAAGTGAGCGGCCATGTCGAGGCCGGACATGCCCGACGCCCGACAGAGGTCAATCACGAGGTCGACCAGCTCCGCCGGGTTGGTGGCGATCGCCGGCGAGGCCGTCCGGCCGGCGCCGACAACAACCATGCCCGTCAGCAGCGCGATCAGATCGGCGCGGAAGGCACCGACGACGGCATCGCCCCGGCGCAGGCGTCGGACGGCGGCGCCGGCGGCGATCGCCAGCCTGGTGGTGTCGGCGCCGGTCATCAGAATGGAGCCGGCAGGCGCCGGTCCTCTGGAAGGCGTTGATTGTAACGGGCGACGATCGCCGCCTGAACGTTGGTCTCGGTCGGTCGCCGGTTGTGCCGGCGGTCAGTGCGGGCAGCCTCGATCAGCTCTTCCGACGTCGTTTCGGATAGCACCTTTACCAGTCGGTCACGATCAATCGCGTGCTGCTCGCCACAGGCTACAATCAAGTCAATCAGGGCACGGATGACCTGCGCCCGCAGCTCGCCGCCGCTATCACCATGCGCATCCGCCAGAGCCGACAATGCTCGGATGACCGGGCCGTCGCCATGCTTTCGCATGGCGATGTCGATGGCCTTGATTGCCAAGGTCTGGCGTGGCGCCATCTTGTCCGCCGGGATAGGAAAGCGGGGTATGGACACAGCCGCCGCCCGGCAGATGGCATCGATCTGCAGAGCATCCGGGTCACCAGCCGCCAGTTTCGCGTGATAGAGCTGAAACTCGTTGACCTTGATACGTTGCTCGTTGCATGCCACGAAGCCGTCCGCCTCGGAACGTGAGCCTGGAACGACGACGACAAGACAAGGCAGCTCCGGAATGCCGCCATGAAGCTTCGCGGCTTCGATCGTGTGCTGCCCATCGATGATGGCGAAGCTCCCGTCGCCTCGATCCGAGACGGTGGGCGCCTTCAAGCGATGCCAAGCGAAGCCCTCGGCGATTGCGCGGATTAGGCGACCCGACCGCAGGGTATTGGTGGGGCGTTGATACATTGGATCGCTGACCAGGATGCCGACCGGCAGCCATCGGAGGTCAGGGCGCTGTCCTATGGTTTGTGAGGGCTGGAAGTCGCTATGGAGAGACAAGGGGGTTCTCCTGAGGAATGGCCTGACGGAGCAGTGTTGAGAGGCTGGGCAGACCGGGCGCCATGGGAGCCTCGGGGAGGCGCGCGGGGACCCCGCGCACCCGCCGGAGGGTCCGGACGTGCGATCCGTCGACCAGGAACTCCACCTCCTCCGGATGGCCGGGGAGGCCGGCCACCAGGAGGACGGGCACGATGCCGCCGTCGAACAGGGTGATGGAGAGAGGCAGTGGGGCGGTGGTCACGTGACACCGCCTTTCCGAAGACGCTGAAGCAGGCTCATGGCATCAGCCCTTCCGCGGCTTTCACCATTCGGTCCAGTGGGTCGGTGCCGTCATGCAGTTGCTGCTCCCGCGTCGCCTCCGCGATCGCCTTGTCGCGGGCCACACGGTAGGCGGCAAGCTTCCCGGAGCGATCCGACATGGCGGCCCGGTTGAAGGCTCGCCAACTGCGATAGACCTCCTTCTGCGTGCCGTCGGAGACGAACCGCCAGTGGCGCAGGCACATGAGCTTCCCGGTCTTCTGCGTGCCGGCGCAACCGGGAACGGGGCAAGAGGTCATGCCCGGCCCTCCCTGTGACCGGTGGAGGCGCCCAGCTTGATGACGGCGCCCGCCGGCACACGGCCGGCCGCCATGCTTGCCTTGGCTTCGCGCAACTGCTTGGCGGCCGTCTCCAGCAATGTGGCGCCGTGGTCATAAGCGGAGTTGTCGTGGCGAGCCGCCAAGGTGGCGACGACGGTCATGTAGACCGACAGCGTCGCCTCCACCGCCTTCTCGGTCCCGTGCTGCCGCTCCACCTCCACCAGCCCGGCGAGGGTGGCCGACACCTCCGGACGCACGCCCGGCACGTCCAGCCCGCTGCGGTGGATCAGGTCGATGATCCTGGTCATGCCATGCCCTCCGTCGCACTCGTCGCGGTCAGGGCCGGGAGGGCGTTTTCGGGCCGCTGTTGGTCGGCCGGCTGCAGGTCGAGGGCACAGACCCAAGCCAGCAGACAGGCCGCCGCTTCGACGATCTCCTTGCGTGCCGGCGCACCGGACGAAGCCCGTTCAAGCTGCCCGATCAAGGCAGCGAACCCGACTTCGACCCGGTCGAAGATGGCCGGCCCGTTGCCGGCGACCGGCGCCGGGTACTGGCGGATGACGCAGGCGCCGATTTCGCCCAGCAGCTTTTCGAGCTTGACCGCACCCTCGTCGGTCAGGCGAAGGCCGGTGGCCTGGACGATCTCGACGACGAGAGAGGCTTTAACCTTCTTAGAGGACATGGCAGGTGCTTTCTGCATGGGGGGTGGCAACCCGTTCCCGGTTGGCGATCATGCGGGCGGTGCGGCTCCCGAGGCGGTCGCCGCCGTCGTTGACGTCCTTCGCCATCGCCGCGCAGCAGTGCTGGCAGAACCAGTATTCCTTGCGCTGGATGCTCTCGGGGACGTCGCCCTCGGCCTTGTCGCCGGTCTGCTCGACCAGATGGCGGCAACGGGTGCCGGGGGTCAGCCTGCCGCCGCAGGTGTGGCAACGGGGCGGTTCCGGGACGGTGACGATCTCGTTGACGATCGCCTGTTCGCCGTCGCCCCCTTCGAATGGGTTGAAAAGGAGGGCTTCCGTTTCGTGGAATGCGATGAGGTGCGCCATGACTTCGCCTCACGCGCTGGCGAGGTCGATGGTGACCGCCTTCCACGCCGCGTCAGGGGACGGACGGCGGTAGAAGCGGACATAGCTCTTCGTGCCTTCGATCCGGACGCTGTCGGCGATGGCAGCCATTGCCTGCTTCCAGCGTTCGTCCTCGATGGCGACGCGACGCAGGGCGAAGATGGCGTCGCGGCTGACCTGCCCCTCCTGGTCGACCCTGAAGGCATGCTCGACCAAGGCCCTGATGTTGTCGTTGGCGCCGGTCGACCAGTCGGCGATGCAGGCGTCGATCAGGTTCTTGGCGATCTGCAGCTCGGGCCCGAATGTCATGTGGTCGGCGACGGCCACCTGCACCTTCATGGTGCCGTCGAAGCTGGTCAGGGTCATGTTGCCCTTCTGGCCGCCGCGCGTGTCCTGATACTGCTCGGCCAGCAGGGCAAGGAAGGCGCCGACGTCGTCGAAGGTGTGCGCCTTGAAGCGGGCGACCTGCGCGGACAGGTCGTCGGCGTAGCCCATCAGCTTGCGCACTAGCTGGTCCTGCAGCTTGTCGGTCGGTTTGACCAGAGCCTCGGGCACGAGGCGCCCCTTCGCGTCGGCCATGTAGCCGGCGGGGATCGCCGGGGCGGTGGCCGGGGTGTCGGTGTTGGTGACGACTTCCATCAGGCTTACCTTTTCGCGGTGGTGATCGTCCCGCCGGCGGCGAGACGTTGGGGATGGAGGGTGACCGGCGCCGGTCGGGAGAAGATCGGGAACCGGCTGGGATCGGCCGGCGGCGGGGTGGTGGGCGCTGCGATGCCAAAAGCGGCGTAGAGCGCCTGATGGATGCGGTCGGCCGTCACCGGGCGCCCCTGGCCAAGCGGGCGGCGACCGGGCGACCGACGGCGCGCTGTTGCCCGGTCAGCAGCAGGACGGCCTCCGACAGCAGGCGCATCTGTTCGTTGATGGAGCGATGCAGGGTGACCCCGGCCAGGACGCTTTGAGCGACATGGACGGCGCCGTCGATGGAGATCGGGGGCTGCACGCCGACCCACCCGCCGCTCTCGGCCGGGGCGATGGTCATGGTGGACAAAGCCCCGCCGGCAGTATCGGACAGCAGGCAGGTGTAACGCCCGTCGCCGTGATCCCGGACCGTCACCACCCGGCGGGTGATGGTATGGATGGCGGCGCCGGCAACGGCGGGGATGTCGATCTCGACCAGCCCGTCCGGCTGGGGCATGGCCCGGTACGTCATGCCGCGTCACCGCCACCGGTCACAGCGCCGTGGGGCCGGCGGGCAGCCTCGCGGGCAAGGGCCGCCGCCGTCTGCAGCGTCGCGACCAGCTCTGCCAGCTCCGAGGAGTTGTAGGCCATGAAAGGACGGGCGACGGCCCGGCCGCGGACCTTCTCGGCGTGTTGGGCCAAGCGCACTCCGCCCCGGAAGTCGACCAGGCGGAGCATGCGGGCCAGATCGTCGAAGCGGTCGGCCAGGGTGGCGGCCTGTGCCGGCGCCTGCTGCGACGGGTTCTTGGCCAGGTGGCTCAACTGGCCGGCCAAGGCGTCGAGCGACGACGCCACGGCGGCCGGTGAAATGTGGGTCATTCCATCCTCCGGGGGCAGGACCGGCAGGCGTTGCGCAGCATGCCGGCGAGTAGGGAGCGGTTGCGCTTGGCGGCCTGCTGTTCCCGGCCGCAGCGGGTGTCGTCGATGGCGCCCAGCACCGGGCAGGGCTGGGAGACGCCCAGCCTTTGCGCCACGGCGGCCTCGACACGGTCGAGGTTGGCGCCATACCGGGCGGACAGCACGAGGCTGACGGTGGCCTTGCCGTAGCCGATCGCAGCACCTGCGGCGGCCAGGCCGTCACGGTCGGCCCGCTCGGCAAGCGCCACCACGAAGGCCGGCGGCCTCCCGCTCCAAGCGGCACGAGCCTTGTCGAGGTGGCCGGTCATTCAGACACCTCTTCGGCAACGACGTTGCGGTTGGGGTCCCAAACCGCACCGCCCCGCAGCAGTTGGGGGGCGTCAGGACCGGTAACCATCAACTTCCTGAGGCGGTACCGCCCTTCGGTCGGATACGCGCCGCCGACTGCCTCGGTCAGGGTTTCCAGGTACCCGTGACGGCGCAAGGCCGCCACGTAGTTCCAGGTGTTGCTTTCCCCCGACCTGGTCAGAGAGGCCAGTTCGCGGACAGTGAAGCCGCTCCGCAGCGGTTTCATTGCCGCCCACATCCGCTCATGGGGAAGCGGAACGGGGTCCAGTTGCCCTTTCCGAAAGCGTGGGCAGCGGCGGCCGACGTCTTTGACCAACTCGTACTCGGCGGCGTCGAAGACGCTGTCCTGGCCTTTTGGTATCTTCACCGCGACCAGGCCGGCGGTGATGGTGTTTTTCAAGAAATCGAAGACGCACTTCTTCGACACGCCATTGCCCATGAGGTCGCGCGCCTTGAAGTGCCGCAGGCTTCTCATTAGCTGCCAACACCGACGGGGTCCCGCCTGCCGGATGCGGTACTTCCGCGGCATCAGGCGAACCTCCGGACCGCGGGGGCCGCACCCGTGTTGATCCGCTGGCCCGCATAGCCCGCAGCGTCGATCACCCGCAATCCCTCACCGGCGGCGTAGTCGGCGATCGTCACCAAGTTGACGGCAACCCGGCCGGTCGACCGGTAGGTCTGGTCGAGCAACTGCTGCAGCAGATCGTCGGCCACCGCGACACGCGGGCAGTAGAGGGTCGCCAACTGGCGGGCGTCGTCCATGTCGCAAGGCTCGGCCTGCACGAAGTCCAGGATCCTGCGGTGGAACCGCTCATACCGCTGCAGCTTCTGCGGCAACCCCTCCTCGCCGATCAGGACGATGGACGCGGCACCGGGCGCGGCCATGTCGTGCAAGGCGCGCACCTTGTCGATCATGTCCTTCTTGGCCAAGTGGTCGGCCTCGTCGATGATCAGCGGCCGACGGCTGGTTTCGAGTTCTTCGGCGATCTTTCCCGCAAGCTCATTGCTCGTTGCGTGCGGGGGCAGCGCCAGCCCCATGGCATCGACGATCGCGCACAACATCGCGCGCGGGGTCCAGAAGTCGTTGGCCTCGACGTAATAGGCCATGTGGTCACTGGCGCCGACCCACGCGGCGGCGCGGCTCTTGCCGTCGCCGGAGCGGCCATGGAAGACGCCGAGGCCGGGCACGTCGGGAGAGCGGTCTTTCAGCTTGATCACCAGCTCTTCCAGCAGCGTCAGGTTCCGCAGCGGTGCGAAGGATGCGGACTTGCGAGAGCGGTTCACTTTTGACATGGTGTCGTCCTTCGGTTCTGTTCTGAGCGGCCTGGTGCGCCCCACGCGCCGGGCCGTTCTTTTTGGTGTTCGTCAGGTCACTCAACGACGCGGGCGAAGGCCGCCCGGCGGGCGGCGTCGTTCTTGCGGGCGCAGTACCAAGCCGAGCTTTCGATCGACTGCAGCCATTCCAGCTCGTCCGCACCGACCTCGGCGTCGGCGGCGATCCGCGCCTCGATGTCCTGTGCGCGGCGCCACCAGCGGTCTTCCGGCTTCTCGGTGGCCGGCACCGGCGCCGCAATGCGACGGGCGATGTCAGCCGTGCGGGCTTGCTCGTTGGCGTCCCGCGGGCGTGGTGCCGAGGGGGTGACCGCGGTTATCGCCCGCTGCGCCGCGACCAGACCGACCGACGGCTGCAGCCCCGACGGTGACGGTGCGGGCAAAGCCGGCGGCGGAGCGGCGGTGGGAAGGGCGGTGACGGTGGCAGCCGGCTTGCCGATCAGCGCGTCGGCCAGATCGTGCGGCCGGAAACGCGACTTGGCCGCGCGGATCGCCGCCTTGCCGGCTTGGACGAAGCGCTTCTGCAGCTCCGCCGCCTCGGCGGCCAGGGCGGCGCGCGACAAGCCGGCGCGCTCCGGGTTCTCGGCCACACACAGGAACGCAAAGGGTTCGGAGTGGTAGACCCACACCCGCCCCATATCCTCCGGGTCCAGACGGACGTCGAAGCGGTCGCCGGTGCCGATATAGGGGATCAGGTCGGGTGCCCAAAAATCTGCGTTCTCGACCCGTATGCCCTTCTTGCTGACGGTGCGCGTGCCACCCTCGGGAGCCGGCATCAGCAGCAGGTCCAGATGGCGTTCGTTGGTCAGGCGGGCTTCCCGGCCGGCGCAGCTTTCCGCCAGGGCGTAGGGGGTGCGATCGCCCAATCCCTCATGCGGGCTGTGCATGTAGACGTTGGCGACCCAATCGTCGGCCAATTGCTGCAGCACGTCGCCGGTCAGGGCCGCCTTGAAGATGTCGGCGTCGCTCTCACCCATACGGGCGGCGAACGTCTCTCGTGACCGGATCGCCTGCCGGGTGGCGACGTTATGGCCGGTGTAACCGGGCAATAGCGGCATGAGGCCATGCTGGACCGTGCCTATCGCGCGCTCGACGTGGGGCTTTTGCTCCGGGCTGTAGGGCGTGCAGGTCGGGTGAGCGGTGCCGAGGAGGAAATAGGCGCGCTCGGCCTCGCGGGACGTGAAGTCCGACCCGTTGTCCGTCTTGATCGCCTCCGGCATTCCCCACGCCAGCACGGCGCGGCGGATCAGCAGCAGGACGGCCGAGGTGCGCGGTACGCGCGTCACCAGGATCATGATCCGGCGGGTGTAGACGTCGACCACGACATAGATGCTGTGGCGACCGTCGGTCAGCATGACATCCGACGGGCTGGCGTCGATCTCCCATAGTTGGTTCGGACGCTCGATGCCCTCGCTGTAGCTGCCCACGGCGGCGCGGTGCTTGTTCTTCCAGTCGTCGGGGTTGGTGAGTGCGAGGTGGAGTTGCCGGTTCTTCGCCTTCCAGTCCTGCCACGCATCGAGCAGGCGGCGTTCGGTCGGGATCGGGCGGGTCGTACCATCGAAGAGTTCGACATCGTCGCCGAAGCGCTGCACCAGCAGCCGGCGCACCTGATGCATGGCGAGGTGCGGGTTCTCGACCATCAAGGCGACCATGTAGCCTTTGACGTCCGCGACCGCGGTGTCGAGCACGCCGGCGCCCTTGCGGTTGCCATAGCGGCCGGCAAGGGCCATTGCGTCACCGGCTGCCCGCGCCCGCGCCCAACGTTCGAGCGACGACATGCTGATGGTGGGGCAGGCGGACCGCACCCAATCAGGCAAGTCGATTTGGCGGGCGTTGTAGAAACCGACGAATTTGTGGCGGGCGGGCGTAAGGCTGTCGCCGCTGGCGGCATGGAAGCCGTCGAAGACGGCCAGGATCGCCAGCTTGTAGTCCTGGCGCAACTGGGCCTCTATCGTCTCCGGCAGGACGGGAACGGCTGCCTTCGGTGCCGGCAAAGCCGGAATAGGGGCGATGACGGCATCGGCTGCCGCCCGGCGCCCGAGTTCCAGGCGGGCCGCCTCGGGCAGGGAAGAGACGTGGTACTCTGTACCGCCTCCACGCGCATCGCGTGTGCGGCTACGCCAGCCATCGGCCTCTGCGCGGCGCTTGATCTGGCGTTGACTGCTGGGCAACTCCGGCAGAGCGAGGTCTGCAAGTTGCGCAGCGGTGAACCAGTCCTCCGCCATGGCGGTCAGGCCCGAGTCCGGCCGGTCAGCGCCGGCCGCAAGTGCATGTATTCCCGGATCATGGCATCGCCGGCGGCCAACATCCTGGCCGCTTCGGGACCGTCGATCAGGCCGTCCGTGAAGGCGGCGGCGAACTCCGCAAAGAGCTTGCTGGCATGCTGCGCGATCTCTGCGACGTTCTGCGGGATCGTCTCTTCCGACGCGTCGATCTCGACGCGCAGCAGCGTGCATGTGGCTTCGGCTGCCAACCATTCCGTGACGACGGGGGTGGAGCAGTAGCGTTCCAATGCCGCAACGATGTCCGCGGGCATATGCGTGCTCGCGTCATCTTCGGAGTCGTTCGAATAGCGGAATAGCTGCGAACGGCTGACACGGGCGAGTTCGGCCGACCGCGCGAACCCGCCGCAGCGCTCGATCAGATCGGCTACCGCAGCCTTCAGCGTTCCGGGGCGCCGTTGCATGTAGGGAGATTTGGGCATTGATGTTCCCGTTGTGGCTGTATCAGTGCTCTGCGACCGTCGTTTACAGCGACGCTTGAGGTTGATGATGAAACTGAATGAAGAGGTCTTTTCGGCTGCAGCGCTGCGTCATCTGGACTTGGCTACGGCAGCGATGGCGGTGGCTTTGATCGACGTCGCCCGGCCGTTTGCCGGTGTCCTGCTCGACATCGCGGACGCACATTTGGGGTGGGCTGCGTCCTCGCTGGCGATCGGGCGGCTCTACCGCCGCCGCTTCTAAGCCACCCTGCGATCCGGTGGACGGGTGCGGGCGATCCGCGTTCCGTCGGCGCGGTAGCGTTCGGGGAAGAGGCGATGGACTTCGATCTCCAGGGCGCCGGCCAAAGCCTCTTCGAGCCGGACGGAGGGCAGCATCAGGGCCTGTGCGGCAGCCTGAGGCGAAACCCCCAGTTCCAAGGCGATCTTCCGGAGGCTGGTTCCTCGCCGCTTCAAACGGGCCAACACCCATTCGCGGCGAGCAAGCGGGTCGGAGGGGACGTCGTTTTGTCGTGTCATCACGTTTGCTTCAATCGACATTTCTACTGTCATACACGTCTTTTTCGACGCGCACCAGTCGAATTATGGATCTTGGACGCTGTCCGTCTTCGGCAGACGCTTGACCGGGTGCCGTAAAGCGGGTTTTTCAATGAAATCAACAACTAAGCCAACAAGCGGCAGCGGCGACGAGGTCAGGGATGAACGTCCAGCTTCGGATATCCAAGTTGGACAGCGCCTTTCCCTCGTCGTCGGCCTGTTCGACACGAAGAGATCGGCGGCGAAGGTCGCCAAAACGACGCCTGAGATGCTCGCACGGTATGTCCAGGGGGTGCATCGGCTGCCATTCGAGGTCGCGGTTCGACTGGCGGACCCGCACGGCGTGTCCCTGCAATGGTTGGCGTTCGGTGAAGGCCCAATGCGACTGGGGGATGGCGACCATGCGCCGGCCTTGCCGACAGCGTCGGACGAGGCGCTTCTCGGCAACCTGATTGAGGGCTTGGAAAGCTATCTGCTAGCCGAAGACCTGCGTTTGCATCCGCGCCACAAGGCGCGGGTGGTCGTCCTATTCCGGCGATTGCTCGATCGGCGCCGCGCGAAGATGCTTGCGGACGGACTGGATGTGCCGCCGGAACTCTCGACGGCCGGTCACCCCATCGACATCGCCGCCGATCCGGACCTTGCCGACATTGTGCGCTTGGTTCAGTAA